GTGATCCTGCGTGTGCGGTTATTGCTTTTGGTGGTGACAAAACCGTAACTAGCGGAACTTTCACAATTCAATTCCCAACAGCTGACGCTACAAACGCAATCATAAGATTAGCATAGGAGTAACGACGGATGTCCGTTACTAGAACATACACAGTAACGGTAGCCAATCCTGGCGCCGGTAATCGATATTACATTGATGGTAATTTACAAGAAACTCTTCATTTAGTTGAAGGCGAAACTTATAGATTTGATCAATCAGCTAGTTCTAACTCTAGTCATCCACTTAGATTTTCTACAACTCCAAATGGAAGTCACGGTGGAGGAAGTGAATATACCACTGGCGTAACAACAAACGGGACACCTGGAAGCTCAGGGGCATACACTCAAATAGTTGTAGCGGATAATGCACCAACTTTATATTACTATTGCACAAACCATTCTGGAATGGGCGGTCAAGCCAACACTGTGCCACCACAAACTTTAACTGTAACTGTTGTAAGCACAGGAAGTGGAAACAAATATTTTATTGATGGAACACAACAAAAAACTTTAGAATTAGTTGAAGGTGGAAGTTTTAGATTAGATCAGTCTGATAGCTCTAACAGTAGTCATCCATTAAGATTTTCTACAACAAGCGATGGAACTCATAACGAAGGAAGTGAATACACAACAGGTGTTAATACCAATGGCACACCTGGAAGTTCTGGAGCGTATACTCAAATTACTGTAGCCTCTGATGCACCCACTCTTTATTACTATTGCACAAATCACTCAGGAATGGGTGGACAAGCTAATACCCCTAATGAAGATTTTTGGGGAGCAGGAAACTGGAGTGCTAATCTTTGGGGAACAGATGAAGAGTTTGCTGTAGGTTGGGGAGCTAGAGCATGGAACGATGGTGAGTGGGGTGAACTTAAAGATGAAACACTTACTTTAACTGGTGTATCCGCAACAGCGTCAGTTGGAGATATTGTTGCTTTCCCTGAACAAGGTTGGGGCAGAGATACATGGAACTTTGAAACTTGGGGTGAATCAAGTTTAACAGTAGAATTAACTGCACCTGATGCAATTGTATCAAACTTAGGTGCTAATGGTTGGAGTAATGCATCTTATGGTGAAAATGGTTGGGGAATGTTTACACTTAACCCTGCCGATGCAATTGGACTAACAGGTGTATCTTCAACTTCAGGTGTTGGCTCTGTTTCATTTACAATAGACACAGAATTTGCATTATCAGGAGTAGCTATAACTTCTAGCGTTGGATCACTTGACCCTGCTGCAGAAATTGTTGGACCAACAGGTCAAGCTATAACTTCTAACGTAGGTTCAATATCACCAGCAGACGTTGTTGGAATAAGTGGAGTATCTGCAACATTCAGTATTGGAAGCGTGACCATTGCATCAAATCCAGTAGTAAACATAACAGGTCAAGCAATAACTTCTAGTGTAGGATCAATTGATCCACAAGGAATCGTAATGGGACTTACTGGAGTTTCATTTACTGCTAATGTAGGATCTCCTATAGTAGCAGATTTTACAATAGGTTTAACAGGACAATCTGCAACGGCATCTGTGGCTGGATTTGGCACTGCAACAGGCTTTGGAATTCAAGCATATTCTGATGTTGACACAGGTTCAAATACATCGTATACAGATGTAGCTTAAAAACCAAAGCAATTAGGAGATTAAAATATGGCATCAACATATACACCCTTGGGTATAGAACTTCAGGCAACTGGTGAAAATGCCGGTACATGGGGAACAAAAACCAATACAAATTTACAAATTTTTGAACAAATATCTGGCGGATTTACACAACAATCAATAGCAGGTGGTGCACAAACTACAGCCTTATCTGTATCTGATGGATCAACTGGTGCAGTTCTATCTCACAGAATGATAGAGTTCACAGGTTCTATTACAGGAAACCAAATTGTAACTATTCCATTAGACGTACAAACTTTTTATTATTTAAGAAATTCAACATCAGGTGCATACACAGTACAATTTAAATATGCATCAGGATCTGGTGATTCGTTTACTTTTGCAACAACAGATAAAGGCGATGCCATTGTATTTGCAACTGCAAACGATGGAACTAATCCGGACATTCTTAGTTTACCCAATGTTTCTTTAACTGGAACACAAACTTTAACTAACAAAACATTGACGTCTCCTAAAATAGGAACTTCTATTTTAGACACTAACGGAAATGAATTAGCTCTTTTAACAGCGACAAGTTCAGCTGTTAACGAAGTTACATTAGCAAACGCTGCTACGGGAAACAGCCCAACATTTACAGCGTCGGGTGGTGACTCAAACATTGATCTTACTATTAATCCAAAAGGAATTGGAAGAGTAACTTTAGGTGCTGGTAAAATTCAACAGTTAGCAGAAAAAGCTACAGTATCAGCTACAGCAGCAACTGGCACAATCAACTACGATGTCATTACACAAGCAGTTTTATATTACACATCCGCAGCGACTGGTAACTTTACCGTCAACATAAGAGGAGATGGATCAAACACTTTAAACGCGATTATGGATACAGGAGAGTCAATTACTATTGCTTTCTTAGTAACATGCACAGGATCAGCTTATTACAATAATGCTGTTACAATTGATGGATCAAGCATTACTCCAGAATGGCAAGGTGGTTCAGCACCTTCAGCTGGAAATGCCAACTCAATCGATGTGTACACATATACTATTTTTAAAACTGGAGATGCAGCGTTTACAGCATTAGCAGCACAAACACAGTTTGCATAATAGGAGGATTATAGAAAGATGCCTATACTAGGATCAAAAGGAGCCGCAGCAGCAAAAGGATTTGGTTTAACAAGTGCAGGTAAAGCACCTGTAGCTTTAGACTATTTAGTTGTAGGTGGCGGTGGTGGCGGCGGAAAAGGCGGCGGAGGCGCCGGCGGACACAGAACATCTTTTCCTGGAGGAACTAAAATAGAAGTAGCTGGTGGTAAATCAGTTCCTATAACAATTGGTGATGGAGGAGGAACTATTCCAACACCAAATCCATCTCCCGGACCAGCAGGACAAAATTCAGTATTTGAAACAATTACCTCAGCAGGCGGAGGCTATGGCGGCGCAGCTGGATCATCACCTAACGCTGGAGGACAAGGCGGCTCAGGAGGCGGAGGATCCGACGGTGCAGGTGTTCCAGGCGGACAAGGAAACGTACCCCCTACAAGTCCACCACAAGGAACTAACGGTGGAAATGGATCTGGCGGCGGAGGACTTTACTCATCTGCGGGCGGCGGTGGCGGCGGCGCAGGAACAGCGGGTGGAAATGCCCAACAAGTTTATAACGCATCTATCGGCGGAACTGGTGGAAACGGAACAGCAAATTCAATTACAGGAGCATCAGTCACGCGAGGTGGCGGCGGTGGCGGCGGAGGTTGCCCAGCGGGATCAACTGGAGGACAACCAGGACCAGGAGGTGGTGGCCGAGGTGGATATTCTGGTACGGTTGGAGGCACAGCAGGCGCAGATGGACAAGGCGGTGGAGGCGGAGCGGCTTACACAGGATCTAGTTTAGCAGGTGGATCTGGAACGGTAATTTTAAGAGCACCATCAACAGCAACTGTTACAGTGTCCCCAGGAACAAACACTGTATCTACATCACCAAGCCCAGATGGATCAGCTAAAATCGCTACATTTACTGTAACGGGAACTTTAACGGTTGAGGATTAATAATGGCTAGCTTTGCAGAAATAGATCAAAATAATGTTGTCTTAAGAGTTTTAAAAGCTTGTCCACAAGATATTGAAAGTAATGGTGGATCACAATCAGAAGAAGCTGCAAAGTATTTTGAAAATGTAGCGCCCTTATCACCTTTAGGTGTTAAATGGATTGAGACATCTAAAACAGGAGCTTTTAGAGCTAGACACGCTGGTCCAGGAATGATTTATGAACCAGGCAATGATAGATTTGTTACTCCACAGCCTTTTGCTTCATGGACACAAGATGATACTGGTGCTTGGAAAGCCCCTGTAGATCATCCTAATACTACTGCAGAAAATGGTAGATTACACAGCTACGAGTGGGATGAAGATAACCAAACTTGGAATTTTATTGAATAATATCTAGACAAACTTTATTGTTAGTATATTATTAAAAAGAAAGAATGTAAGAAATGAATTTAAATTATTCGTATTATTATTTTAAAGGAGTTTTAACTCCAAGATTTTGTAAAGAAATTATTGATTTTGCTAAATCAAAAAAAGAAGTTTTAGGTAGAACGGGTAATATAGAAGATAAAAATTTAAATAAAAAACAAATTAAAAATATACAAAAAGATAGAGACTCTAATGTTTGCTGGATGGACGATCGTTGGATATATAGAGAAATACTACCTTATGTTAAAGAAGCAAATATAAATGCAGGTTGGAATTTTCAATGGGATCAATCTGAAAATTGTCAGTTTACAATATATAGAAAAAATCAATATTATGATTGGCATTGTGATAGTTGGGACAAACCATATGCAAAAGGACCATCGAAAGGTAAAATTAGAAAACTATCTGTAACTTGTTCTCTTTCAGATCCTGAAGATTATAAAGGTGGAGAATTAGAATTTTATAAAACTACAGTAAAAAAAAATAAAAAAATGATTTGCTCTGAAATAGCAGAAAAAGGTTCTATAGTAGTTTTTCCTAGTTTTGTTTATCACAGAGTTAAACCCGTAACAAAAGGAGTAAGGTATAGTCTAGTTGTTTGGAACTTAGGCAACCCTTTTATCTAATGGAATTAAATTATCACGGCTATTTTACAACTCCAATATACGATGTTCATTTACCTAATTTTGTTAAACCTTTAAACAAAGTTTCTGATAAATATATAAAATTAGCACAAAATAAAAATAAAGTTTTTATTAAGGAAAGAGAAAAAACATTTAAGAAAAAAGTAGGTGATATGAATTTAGTTCACCATTCGGAAAGTTTGCTAGACAAAGCAGAATTTCAAGATTTAAAAAAGATAATTTTTAATACATCTAATACAATATTAAAACAAATGGGGTATCATTTTGATATTAAAAATTTAATCTATACTGATATGTGGGTGCAAGAGTTTTCAAGAAGAGGTGTTGGTTGTCATGAAAAACATCTTCATGCTCATTGCCACATTAGTGGTTTTTATTTTCTAAAGTGTAGCGAAAAAACATCTTTTCCATATTTTCAAGATCCAAGACCTGGTAAAAATATGTCTCAATTATTAGAACATAATAAAAACAATATTACTTTTGCAAGTGATCAAGTAAACTATAAACCTAAACCAGGCACTTTATTGTTGTTCCCTTCTTATTTAGAGCACGCTTTTTCTAGCGACTGTGGAGTAGATCCTTTTAGATTTATTCACTTTAACCTAAAGGTGGTTTAATGTTTAAAGAAAATAATAATTTTTTAAATAAAGAACAAAAAAATTATTTACAAAATATATTTGTAAACAAAGATTTTCCTTTTTATTTTTCTAATAAATCTATAGCTACTGATAAAAACAATCGTGCAATTTTAACTCATGTCATCTTAAATAGATTAGAATCTGAGCATCCATCAAAATACATAAACTCAAATTATTATGATTCTATGGTTGATATACTAAATTGTTTTTTAATTTCTATAAAAGAAAAAGCTTATTTTTTTACAAGAATATCCTTAAATCTAACTTTTAATAATGGTTTTGATAAATCAGAAATACACCAAGATCATGACTACGACCATAAACAAATAATTATTTATTTAAATGATTGTGATAAAAAAGCAAAGACAGTAATAAAACAGAAAGGTAAGACTAAAGAAGTAATACCCGAAAAATATAAAGGTATTTGTTTTGGGCCAGACAAACATTACCATTATTTTCCTAAACAAGGTATGCGAGTAATTTTAGTTGCAACGTATATTTAGATGAAAGAAGTTTATTTTAAACATATATTTTCATCAGCTTTTGTGTTGTATAAAAACATAGATTTAAATCATGATGAAATCTTTAAAGATTTAAAAAAATTAAATTATGTAACTTCTGACTTTTCATCTAAAAGTTATGTTACTAATTCTATAAAAATTTTTGATAAAATGAAAAAAGGTAAACTTTTAAGAAAGACTATTGGGTCTTATGTTGACAAAGCTATAAAAGATTTTTTTCAATTTAAAATAGATCACAAAATTATAAACGTATGGGGGACTAAAACTAAAACTGGTGGAGAATCTATGTTTCATAAACATATTCATTTTTGGTTAAGTTTTTGTTATTATCCTCATGGAATGAAAAAGGACGAATTTAAAATAAAGTTTAATAATAGTAATGAATTTGTTTTTGATGTCCCTGTTATAGATTGGAATGAATATAATTCTAGAGAATGGACAGTGGACATAAGCAAAGGAGATTTATTAATTTTTCCAAGCAACTTAAAACATCAAATATCAAAAAATACTTCTAATAATGATAGGTATTCTATAGCAGGTAACATACTACCTTATGGTAAAATAGGTATTAAAGACAGTGAAATTTTTTTAGAGGCAAAATGAGTTTTAAAAAAGATAAATATTTAATAGTGAAAAAAACGTTGTCAAAAGAACTATCTGATTTTAATTATAAATATCTTTTGTTAAAGAGACGAGTGGCAGAAACATATATTTCAACTAAATACATTTCTCCTTTCACAACAGACTTTGGTTATTTTAACGACATTCAAGTGATGAATACATATTCAACTTATGGTGACATTGCTATGGAAACATTACTAGTTAAACTATTACACCTAACTGAATTAGCTACAAAATTAACTTTACAACCTAATTACGCTTATGCACGTATATATAAAAATGGAGACATTTTAAAAAGACATATAGATAGATTTAGTTGTGAAATATCAACTACATTAAATTTAGGTGGAGATCCCTGGCCTATATTTCTACACAATGGAAAAAAAGATTTTAAAATTAATTTAAAACCTGGTGACATGTTGATTTATCGAGGAGTGGATTTAGAACATTGGAGGGAACCTTTTCAAGGAGACAATTGTGCACAAGTTTTTTTACATTACAACAATGTAAAAACAGAAAATTCTAAAGAAAATTTATTTGATACAAGACCACATTTAGGTTTATCTAGTGATTTTAAAAATAAGAATTCTTAACAATGAAAAATTTAATTTTTTATACAACTATAAGAGGCGTGGAAAAAATACATCCTATTATTCCTGTAAAGCAACACACTCATGAATGGTTAAAAAAATCTAAAAGCACATTTACTAAAGAGTCTCACGTTTTAAAATGTCCAGGCATTAAAGACTCAATGATGCAAGGTTGGCTTATAAAATTATGGCAAGACATAAGATTACGTATTGAAGAAGATGGATCATACACTTGGGATAGTCCCTCTGACATGGCTAAGCTATCAAATAATTTAAATGAATCACAGTTTGCTTTTCATAACGAAAAAATGTTTTTTGATCACACAGAGCGTTGGCCCGAAGATACATTTGAAAAAGTTGTTAAAATTAATATACCGTACGTTGTTGAGGTTCCAAAAGGATATTGGTTATATCAAGTTCATCCCTTTTATTTAGACGAAAATAGATTTACTTCGTTACCTGGATGCTACAACCCAGATTTAGGAATGGCTAGATTACAAGTGCCAATGCTAGTTCACATAACCAAAGGTGAATTAAAATTACCTGCGGGTACAATTATAGCTCAAATTTTTTTAGTTAAACAAGAAGATTACACACATTCGTTTTTACATCTAGAAGATGATAAAAAAGCCTTTAATTTTTTTAAAAGTTCTGTATTATCATTGAGACACAATTTTGTTAGAAATTATAATAAGATAAAGGAGATATTTAAAAATGACCTATAGTTATGAAAAACGAATAAAACAACTAGAAGAAAATCTAGAAATGGAAAAACAAGTAAAAGAATCAGAAGTTCTCTTTAATGCTGATTTAAAAAAAGAAATTGAAAAACGTGATCTCCATATAGAAACTTTAGTAAAAATAAATGAACAATATTCAGATAAAATAGCTAAACTAAGACAGATTTTAAAAAAATGGGTAAATGAAATTTAATGGCTTCAAGACCTTTATTTTGGGTATGGAACGATGTTCTAACATTAAAAGAAATAAAAAAAATTAATAAATTTATCATGTCTAATCATGAAGGTGTTGAACCTGATAGTATGAAAGCTAAAACTAAAGATATGATAATTAAAAAGAATACTAGCACATATATTATTGCTTACGATAAAATAAAAAAATTAATCTTTCACTTAGTTAGTAAATGTTATGCAGTTAATAATCATCACTTTGGTTATAAGCTATGGCCTTACGATACCTATAATTGTCATTATAATGTTTATAAATCTTCAGAGAAAGGTCACTATGACTGGCACACTGATTGCAATGAAGATTCTTATAGTGATATAAAATTAACTCTATTAATAAATTTATCAGAGAAATCATTTGAAGGTGGTGATTTTTATTTGCAAGAAACTAATGAAACATTAGTTCAAGATTTTAAAAATTTAGGCTCTATGGTATTATTTCAATCTCCGGTAAGGCACATGGTTACACCAGTTGTTCAAGGTGAAAGAAAAAACTTAGCCTTATTTTTAACAGGGCCAAATTTTGTATGATTGATTATAATTTTTATTATTCTGGACCTTTGTTATTTCAAACAACTGTTAAAAAAGAAGATTTAAAAAAAGTAAAAGCTATATGTAAAAAAGAAATTTCTCATAGAGAACGATTAGCTGGACTTATACAAGAAGAGTTTACTATTAACGAATTTAAGTTTGCAGAAATTATGCAAAAGTATTTAGTTTCTTTTAATGAAGCTCAAAAAAATTGGTATCAAAACCCTGACATAATTTTAAAGCCTCAGGCTGCTTGGGTAAATTTTATGAAGAAAGGAGAATGTAATCCTATTCATACACACTCTAATTGTGATTTTTCATGTGTGTTATTTTTAGAGGTTCCTAAAGGTTTAAAAAAAGAAAGAGAAAAAACAATATCTACGGGTAGTAAGCCAGGTGATTTAGTATTTACCTTTGGCGCTCCTGCTCCTCTTTATATATGTGAAAAATTTTTTTCTCCTAACGTAGGTGATTTTTTTATCTTCCCTTGGAGCTTAAAACACTCTGTAAATAGTTTTCAATCTAAAGGAGTAAGAACAAGTGTATCTTGTAATTTTTGTATAATGAATGATCGTTGAAAAATTTGCTGAATATTTAACTAGTGTAGAATATCCCAAAGAAAAATCTTCTTGGAATATTGCAGGTATAATAAAAGGCAAAAATGCTTTTTATAGATTTGATGTTAAAAACATGTTTAAAATGCCTGATGGCACGTCAGCTCGAAAAGGTCGATTAGACTCAGAAGCTCAGAAAATGGTTATTGAAGGTAAAAAAGACTGGCTTATTCTTGATTTAGAAGAGCTTCATGAATACATACGTAGAGAGAAGAAGACTAAAGTATACATAAACGATTTGATCTCCGATCTAGAATGGACTATATTTTTAACCAAAAAGTAGTATAATGGTAGATTATGGCATTACAAAAAGTACAGTTCTTACCAGGCTTCAATAAACAGATCACTGAAACTCAAGCTGAAGGTCAATGGGTTGATGGTGATAACGTAAGATTTAGATATGGAACACCTGAAAAAATAGGTGGTTGGCAGCAACTAGGTAGCAATAAATTAACAGGCGCTGCAAGAGCTATGCACCACATCGTAAATAGAAGTGGTCAAAA